CAAGCAGCATCACTATGCCGTTGAGCCTGCAGCGCTTTTCCAGACCGATTTTCCGGTAAGGATCTTCAGGAACCATAAAGGTATAAGGTTCTACGGGATGGTACACGAGCACCCCGAACTTGAACTGAACAAGACAGCCGGAAAGGTCCATATCATCGAGGATGTTGCCATTATGCACACCGGGTACAGCACTGAGGCGATCAGGCGCAAGCGGTTTGAGCGTAACTGGCCGTTAATGTGTCGGGACCGCGAGAAGTACCCTGATAGAGTTCTTGGTAAATTCCTCTGGATGAGAGATCTATGCCACTACAACAGATATACATATGAGCGAACCGGGCAGATCCTCCCTGATATGTACGCCAGAGCCAAGGACGTTATAGCTAAATGGCATGAACTCATCGAGTCAGATCATATCAGAATGGTAGTCGATTCCCTGCCGTATTACACGCAGGCCGTTGAGCTTGTAACAGGAGGCAGAGGGATACAGTATACGGTTGACATGGCCGCCTCAAAACTCAATGGCGGGGCTCGGTTGCCGAAGCATCCCGTTGAGGCCATGTTTGAGAGAAAAGAAGATATCGAAAAACTAAACGCCATGTTGCTTGATTACAACACGGCAAATTTCGAGGATAGGTATTTCGCATGAGCTATGCATCATATGATGATCTTATCGTCAGGTATCCGCTGGCCTCAAAATGGGCAGAAACAGAGAGCCAGATAAACTCTTCGTTCATTCACTTTGCAGAGATTGAACTTAATGGGCTTCTTGCATCTAAGTTCACGGTACCAATGGATGCACACCCGACAATAATTGATCTGACGATAGATCTCGCTTTTGCAAGAGCAATGCTTGTGAAAGACCCCGAGAAATACGGACCGTTTCATAAGACGGTCATGGACAGGATAACCCGCATCAAGAAGGGGGAGGAGTTCATATACACCAGTTCCGGCTCTACGGTATACCCGACAGGCGGCGGAACAGACATATGGTCAACTACGATGGATTACTCCCCCGTTCATTCCATGCTTGATGCAGAATCGGCATATACAGGCGTTTCCTCGGATCGGCAGTATGACGAAGAGGTGGACAGGGAATAATGGACCATGCATCTTTCAAATTGCTCGGCTTGCCACAGGTGCAGAAGCGCATCAAGAAAGTAAAGGATGCTGTGACATACCGTAAAAAGGCGAATGCTCAAGCCCTGGCCGTAGTGGATAGGTGGGTTCAGAAGAACTTTCAGGGTGAAGGGGGAAATGTCGGCGGGTGGGCTCCCCTTCAAGCTCAGACGATCAAGGCTCGGAAAAGAAACAAAGGCAAGGTTAAGATCCTTCAGGATGTCGGCTGGCTCAGAAAGAAATGGAAGTATGATTATTCGAATACTCATGCCGCTTTGGTTTCTGGCGTGAATTACGGCAAATTCCATGACGAAGGAACGCAGCATCTCCCTGTCAGGCAGATCGTACCGAAGAAGCCGGAAATATGGCCTGAGATAGAAAAGGTCTTTGCCCTGCACTTGAGAAAGGCGATTCATCTATGATCAATTTTTCAGATATCACACAGGCTTTTGAGAATGTCCTGAAGAGTGAAACGGCAGGCTATACCATTGAGCGTTGCTCCACCAGGAACACTGACCCGAACATAGCAGCACAGGGGAACGGGCATATCAATGTGTATAAGGGCTCTATTGATCATGATGCATATACGACAGGGTCAAGGCGCTGGAAAGCCATGGTTGAAACCAAGATCGAGATACAGTGCGCGGACAATGAAGGATGGCGGGCCGATGATTCGCTTGAGGACGCAGTGCAGGAAATCCTCGGCATTATAGACACCGAATCAAAGAAGGCCGCACCGTTTGAGGGTGAGGCAGGGAACGTCAACGGTTTCAGGATCGATTATGAAACGAACCAGGGCGCAGAGATGTATCATGTTGCCGCTATAATCACGGTCAGATCGGAGATAAGGACATGATGATTAGATGGATAGGCGAACAGAGGGAAGTCCCGAAGGTGGGACTGTGTACCGTTGGATCAATAAAAAATGTACCGGAAGAGATAGGCCAGGGCCTTGTAAAACAGGGCCTTGCCGTGAAAGTTAAGCAGACCACGAAAAAAGGAGAATAGATATGGCGCAAGGCAACCAGGGGCATGTAGGATTATGTTTTCAGCAGAGCATGGGAACGGAATATACTTCGTCCATGCACTATCTGCCGATACTGACAGAGTCGATGCTTGAGACTAAGCCGCGCCTTGCATCAGAGGCTATACGGTCAAGATTTGAGGCGGGGCCGAAGTACGAGGGGCTGAACGAGGTAGGAGGCGAACTGTCTTCCGAGGTCCATCCTATCCTTATCGGCATGGCGCTCAAGGCATGGTGCGGTCAGGCATCAGGATCTATCGGGACATCTGAGTACACACATACCTTTCTTCCTCTCCAGAGTGATTTCGACAGCAAGGCGGCAGTCCCCCCGATGACGGTTGAAGTCTACCGGGACACTGGTTCAGGAATGCTTTACTATGACCAGTGCCTTAACAACTTTGATCTCGAGATAGCAAACGGGGAACTGCTCAAGATGACATGGGGCTTTATCGGTTGTGCGGCAAAGAAAGCCACGAAGACAACTCCATCATACTTAACCGGCGATGAATTCCGATGGAATCAGGTATCGGTTTCACTCGGCGGCAGCGCACTTGATGAGATATCACAGCTTACCATCTCAGGCAATCTGAATCTTGAGGCAAAGGGATATCTGAACGGGAACACAACCCCGGCGCGAGTGCTCAGAACCGACAAGCGGACGCTTGAGATAAGCGGTACGGTTGTTCTCGACGGTGATACACAGAAAGACATTGCAAGGGCTCAGACCTCACAGCGTATGGTTGTGACCGTGACAGGCCAGGAAGTGTCAAGCGGGTATAATGCAATGCTGGAAGTCGATATACCGTCTTTCGTATACACCGAGTACCCTGACAATATCGGCGGTCCAGGGCTCATCGAGGTATCGTTTAAGGGTGAAGCTGATTACAACACCGGATCAGCCACAATGGTTGAATTCACCCTCGTCAATACTCAGTCGATCTATTAGGGGGATGCATGGATATACTTATCGGTTGGCAGCCGTATGAGACAGCGTTTAAGGGTGCAAGGGTTACGATGGAGCTTTTGCCGTTGAAGGTTGATGGGTACAGGTTCCTCATGCCATACATGAAGCAATTTGATGAGACACAGAAGGACGAGGCAGCGATCAATTCTCTTGAAATGCAGTCAGGCGCCATATCTATCTTTGAGAATAATGTAAAAAACATTACAGGGTTGACCGTAAATGGTGGACCCGTAACTCCTGAGTTGCTATCCAAAGAAGTCAAATTGTCACATTTGGCCGCTGATATTCTTGGTGAACTGGTGACGAGAACCATTATCGAGGACGAACAAATAAAAAACTCAGAAAGGCTGTCCGAGAATTCGATACAGGAACCAGAAATACAAAATACCTCGGACAGCGAATAAAAGGACGTGAGGCAGTAGAGTGGATATGGCTTTTCAGGCAGTGTCACGAATGGAGATTCGACGGAGGCATAGCAGGATCAGGAAAGAAGAAAATAAAGACAGGCTACTACTCAAGAATTGAGTGGCCTTCCATTGGGGGCATCATGAATCAATTCGCGTTTGTGGTTGATATTTTCAGCATCATTAAAGACGAGGAAGCGCGAATTCTCGCATCAAGGATAAAATAATGTCAGAAAAACTAGAGTTTGTTATCCTTGCAAAAGATCAGTTTACCGGGGCGTTCGGGAAACTCAAGAGCCACCTTCCAAGCATCAAACAGCTTGCGCTCGGTGCATCGGCAGGAGTTACGGCATTAAGCGCCTCTATCTATGCGATAACCAAGAGTACGGCTGAGTCATACGACAAGGTCCAGAAGTTTTCTGACCAGTTAGGTATATCAACCGAGTTTATTTCCAAGATGGGGATGGCTGCGGAGTTTTCGGGTGTGCAATCGAACACCATGAGCAAAGCTATCCAGATGCTTCAGGTCCGCATAGGTGAAGCGGCTCAAGGCATTGGCGAGGGGAAAGACGCATTTATCAATCTTGGTATTTCCCTGAGAGATGCAAACGGACAGTTAAAGACAGCAGAACAGATCATGCCTGAACTGGCAGACGCTTTCCACAACACGGCATCGGCAACTGAACGGGCAGAGATGGCAAGCGCCATATTCGGACAGCGCGGCATGTCCATGCTCCAGGTCTTCAAGAATGGGTCTGCTGGCCTCAACGAGATGACTGCAGAGGCTGAAAAATTCGGCCTGGTGATATCTGCAAAGGCAGGGGCAAACGCTGCAGCATTTAATGATTCGCTGACAAGGGTGAAGGGATCATTGACAGGCGTTAAGAATAAACTGGCAGAAGAATTGATGCCTACATTTACAGGCGTTTTCAATAGGCTTGCCGATTACTTAGCAAATAACAGGGAAATGATTGTCGGGTGGGCATCAAAGTTCATTGAAGTAATGGGCAGCATGGCAGAGAAGGGCGCTTATGGTGTGGCTGTCATTATTGACGCATGGCGCGGGCTTGAGATGATATGGAATACGCTCAAGATTGCCCTTGGTTCTTTTGCTGAGTATTTTCTTGAAACAATCAATTCCTTTGCGGAAAAATGGAAATCATTATGGGAGCACCTTAATTTTAGGGGCGTATTTGACGAAGGCATTGCAGATATACAAAAGTTTATAGATACCAACCAGGGAGCAATAGATTCAATAAGCTCTTTTTCTACTGCGGCAAAAGCTGACCTGGATGCGCTCATAAATCAGGGCATGGCGATTGACAAGGTAACTGCATTCGGTGAGGCGGTAAGAAATACGCTTTCCGAGATCCGCGCAGAGGGTAATGCGGGGGCAGGATTAGAAGAGCCAACCGGCATATACCCTCTGGATAATGCAAACCTTGAACAGGTCGCATTGAATCAGGAAGAAATGAGACTTGCCCTTGAAAATCTTGCCCTCATGCATGACGAATACATGCTTACAGAAGAGGAGAAACTTACGGCATGGTACGAGAAGCAAAAAGAGATGTTTAAGGGCAATAAAGATGCAATGGCCAAACTGGATGATATCTACACGAAGAAAAAGAAGACCATTGATGACAAGAATAGGAAGGATACTATTGCAAGCGAGCAGAACCTTTATTCAAGCCTGGAAACCATCGGTTCAGCATTCGGCAAGCGCGGTGTGCTGATTGCGAAGATGGCGGCAATTCCTCGAGCTATCATGAGTATGTGGACAGGTGCATCAAAGGCTTTAGAATTACCCTTCCCTGCAAACCTTGCAGCGGCAGCGGGCGTTATAGCAACAGGCATGGGTTTTGTATCAGGCATTAGAGGCGCTTCTTACGGTATGGCCCACGGCGGCCTTGACTATGTCCCGAGGGAGCAGACCTATCTACTCGATAAAGGTGAGCGTGTTCTGTCCCCGAACCAGAATGCAGACCTCAACGAATTCATGAAAGGCGGTGGCGGGAACGTCACTGTTGCCGAGATGCATTTCCATGTCCTTGAGAATGCCACTAACG